AGAAGATCCTGAAGATCCTGAGTCTGATGAAGATGAAGGTGAGGAGGAAGAAGAACAGACTAAGAAAGAAGCTGTTGAAATTCCTAAATTAAAATCAGAAATTCTTGCTGGTCTAGTTGATCACCTAAAAGGTCTTAAAAAAGAAGATCTTTCTAAAATCTATGGTTCACAAGTCATAGGTGAAGAAGAAGGTGATGATGATGAAGATGAGGAAGAAGAAGATCCAGAAGAATCAAAGAAAGTTAAAGAATCCATCGATCAAAAAATTGATGAATTAGATGTTTCAGGAGATGTAGAAGCATTAGTTCAAGGAGAAGAACTTTCCGAAGAATTCAAGACAAAAGCTGCAACTATTTTTGAGTCTGCAATTAAGTCAAAAGTTCGTTCTGAATTAGAAAAAATACAGGAGGAAAACGACAAGCAGATGGAAGAACTTGCAGAAACCTCAATGAAATCTATGGTTGAGAAAGTCGATGACTATCTTAACTATGTTGTTGAACAATGGATGTCTGAAAACGAACTTGCTATTGAGCGTGGACTCAAAGGTGAGATTGCAGAAGATTTCATAAGTGGTCTAAAAGGACTATTTGAAGATCACTACATTGATGTTCCAGATGAGAAGTATGACATTCTGGAAGCCAATTTGACTAAGATAGAAGAATTGGAAGATAAACTAAACAAACAGATGGAAGAAAATGTCCAGTTGAAAAAACAGAAAGGTGAACTTGTCAAAGAGTCCATGATTTCTGATGTTGCTGATGGGATGACTGATACTGAAACTGAGAAGTTCCAAAGTCTGGTTGATGATGTTGAGTTTTCTGATGAAGATTCTTACAAAGAGAAACTTCAAACGATTAAAGAAAGCTATTTTGGAACTGGAAAAGTAGAAACTGAGGAAACTGAGGTTCTTACTGAAGAAGGTTCACAAGAAGTTCAAGAAGTGTCTGGACAGATGGCAAAATATATGTCTGCCATTAAAAAAGACAATTCAAGAGCAAAAAAATAATATCTGAAAACTTTAAAGGAGAAATTTATGTTTAATTCAGAGCAACTCCAAGAGAAGTGGCAACCAGTATTGAATCATCCAGATCTACCACAGATCACAGATTCTTACAAGCGTGCGGTTACCGCTGTTATCTTGGAAAACCAAGAAAAAGAACTTAAAGAGTCACGACAGTTTTTGTCTGAGGCAGAAATGTCCACAGCAGATGCAGTCGCAAACTGGGATCCAGTTTTAATCTCTTTAGTTCGTAGGTCTATGCCTAACTTAATGGCATATGATATTTGTGGTGTTCAGCCTATGTCTGGACCTACAGGTCTTATCTTCGCAATGAAGGCTCATTACGAAGGACGCACAGGAAACGAAGCTCTGTTCAACGAAGCGGATTCAAACTTCTCTGCTGGTAGCGATGCCACAGCTGGAGCATACAATCCTGCTAACGATGCAACAGACGGTTCAAACCCAGGACTTCTAAACGATTCAACTCCAGGAACATACGAGCGTGGCGTTAAGCCAATGGCAAGAAATGTTGCTGAAGGTTTAGGAGAAGCTGGAACATTGTTCCGTGAGATGTCATTCAGCATTGAGAAGACTGCTGTGACTGCACAGTCCAGAGCCCTCAAAGCAGAGTACACCTTAGAACTTGCTCAAGACTTGAAAGCAATTCATGGTCTTGATGCAGAGCAGGAACTTGCTAACATCTTGTCTAGTGAGATCCTTGCTGAAATCAACCGTGAAGTTGTAAGAACAGTTTACACAGTTGCTAAGTCTGGAGCACAAAACAACGTTGCAAATGCTGGTGTATTTGACCTAGACGTTGACTCAAACGGAAGATGGTCGGTTGAGAAATTTAAGGGACTTATGTTCCAAGTTGAAAGAGATGCTAACGCAATCGCACAGCAAACTCGTAGAGGAAAGGGTAACTTCATCATCACTTCTGCTGATGTTGCTTCTGCTCTTGCTATGAGTGGTACTCTTGACTACTCTTCTGGTCTAACTGGTG